ATGGCCGCTGATGAACCGAAACAAACAGTAGTAGTTGAGCAGGATAGTCTCCTAGATAACGTTCTGACTTACTTAAAAGAGCGCATAGAATCTCCGTTTCTAATGTCTTTTTTATTTTCTTGGTCAGTTATTAATCGAGATTTTTTGTTTTATCTATTTTTGGCCGATGACACTAATAAACACAACCAATTATCCAATTGGGATTTTTCTGGGTTCATTTGTAATTTTGAGCTCTTTTCCTGGCACTCACACTGGGCTGATAGTTTTTGGTTTCCACTGTTTTATGGTGTAATGATCACATTGTTTTTTAGTTCAGTATCTTCTGTTTTATCAGGAGGGAGATATTTCTTTCTAAAAAAATGTATTTCCTTTGCTAAGAGCCATAAAGACGGCGTGGAAACAGCATATGCCATAAAATTGGAGCAAATGCGGCTTGAGCTTTTGAAGTTAGAACGTAAAAATCTGGAAGAGCAAAGTACTGTTTTACAATCAAAAGTAGATTTTATCAAAGGTGAATACAATCACGCTAAATCGGTAAAATTGAAGATGAATCTTGGAGACGTCGCCATATTTCTTAGGGATTCCGCCAATTTCGCAATTTTACATAAAGCTGGGATACACACTAATTTAATTGAATTCCAAGCTGATACTATTTTGCCTAATAGTGTTATCAATCTATCTATTGTAGACAAAGTTGACAAAGGTACACAGTTAGATAACTTTGAAGGTACTGCCTTCGATTTCATGACCAACGAAAAGTACTTTGATTGGGGCGACGATGACTCACTAGCTATGTTAGAGGGGGTTTTGCAATCTTTAACAATTGAAGTACCTGTGAACTGTACACTAAACAAACTTGGTCGGGTCAGATGTTCATTAATAAAATCAACGGGGTACAAATAACCTTTACTTTCTTGACCACTGCTTGTTTAAGCAGCAGTGGTCTTAATCAAGTCATACTGTTTTAGTCTCTTGTTCTTCCGGTTTTCCTCTTCCCAAGCCAGCAAAGTACTCTCAAGCCATTTATTTGGTCGACCATCAAAGTCGGCGAGTGGGAAAGGGATTCCGTAGTCGTTAGTTCTTTGGCGGCGCCAGAGTGTAGTTTCGCTCCAGCCATAACGTGAGCAAACTTGGCTGGTGGTTAAAACATTATGCTGATTCGTAGACTGCGACATCTTAACCTCCGATATGCGGCAACAGCGGCGGCATCTTGCCAGTGCGCTGGGCTTCGTCAATTTCTGGCAACAGGCGCTGGCCTACTGTCTGGCCACCTGGCAGTACCAGGTGAGCCATGAACTCTTCTTCAAATGTGGTGATCCCGGCTTCAACCGCTTCCAGCTTTGCTTTAACTACCAACGAGAGGGCACGGTACTTTTGCTTACAGGCCTGTTCCCACTCTTTAAGTGCAACTGACTCTGAGCGTTCACGGCCTGTGTCGGTAACCCAGAACTGCCGCTCAGCTTTGTCCGGCAGTGGCACAGTGATCCGGACCTGACGACCAGCCATAACAAAGCCGATAACAGCGCACTGAGCTGCTTTTCCATACATGAACTGATCAGCACCGTACCTGGCCAGAACCTTTTCAATTTCCAACAGGCTGGAGGTCTGGCTAACTTGCGTGTCTTTTGCGTAAGCCATTATGCGGACTCCTTAACTAAGCAAGCAGTAGGGTGATTGTGGACCACACTTACTAAATTTCTCCGAGCCTTTATTACCAAGGCTTGTAGCAACGCCAACAATAGGTGCTGGTGTAGTGCACTGGTGGCGGTTTCATTTTGAAGGTGTTTTGCATGGCTATTAGGCGCTGTAGTTGCTTGCTTCATGCTGCTTCTCCCGGACGCTGATACTGAACTTTGATTTTGCCGAGCTTGCCAAAGACTTTGGCAAAGCCGTCTACATTAGGGCCCATATAGGTGATCACGCTGCCTTTGGTGCAGCCCTTTACCTTTTTGCCGTCTGGTCCTACGTAATGCACCCGGGTGCGAGGGAAGCACTGAGGGTAATTAAGCAGAGGCTGAAACCAAGCTTCTGATGAATTGCAGAACGTTATGATCACGGCTTCTGTCACACGGCCAGCGCAGTATTCGCTCCACACTTTGTTAATCCATGCAGCATTACCTGGTATTGCCTCTGTGATGTGGTACCCACGGTTGACGCAGGTCTTTTTGCAACATTTGGCTTTGCATGCCGCTTCGCCGCGGTGAAACGGGTGATTCATCCAGACTCGGCCAAACCATTGCTGACTTAGGCCATCGTTTTCTTTAGTGAATATCTGCTTAGCTTGGATCCAGTTATTGGCGAACGTACAGCTGGCCGGATCAAGGTCAATACCGCCCATTAACTCTTGAGCTGCATCAGTCCAAGTAGGCGGTGTGTAGTACTCAAAACCTTTTTCGGCGCTGGTTTGGTTGATGAGGCTGGCTCTGTTGATGCTCATTAGATGGCCTCCCGTAGCGATACGAATGGTTTGTAGTTTGCCGCCACTATTGCGGCCATAGGCAATGGGCTTACTGAATTGCCAACAAACCGTACCTGCTGGGTTTTCGTGAACTTACGGCCGTCATGGCCATGGTCAATAATGTAGTTATCAGGGAACCCTTGAGCACGGTACAGCTCCCGCGGCTGCAACATACGCATCCGGATATCGACAATCACATAAGGGTCGCCGGATATCCACACGGTAACTAATGCCAAACGTTCTTTGGTAGTAATGGTGTTGGTTGGGTTGTGCAGGTCACTCCACTGGCCACCTTCTGAGTAGTACTGCAACAGGAAAGCGGCACAGCGCAGAGCACCGTCTTTTTGTTCTTTTGACAGCTCCACTTCAACAAGGGCAGTTTTTCCGCCGCCACCTGGTGTAACTGTTGGTGCTGGTTGGTCGCAGCGCTGTCCGATGCTATTGCCAAATTGACGGGATAAAAACGCTGTAACAAGGCCATGGTGCGTACCGCCAGCACTTATTGTCATTAGTGGATCATCAGCTGATCTGGCATCACAGTTGCCACGCAGCTGCAGCATATTGGCTGTGACCAGGCCAAAGTGGCCACCTTTAACCGTGGCACAGATAGTCCGGACAGGTTCGTCAGCCGGCATGTTGCGGTGATGGCTAGCATTTGCGCACTCAGTAATGAATGGCATCACGTTCTGATCAACTATGTATGGTTTGTCAGTATCAAAAACATACTTCTGAATGCCTTTAGCTATCCGCTGCATAGTGGCTTCTGCCAGTGGGCGTTTACGGCCAAAGATGCTCTGGCAAGGTATCGAAAAGTCGATGCACTCTGCTGCAGTTCTCCACTTTTGCTGACCCTTCACTGGATGCTTGGCGTGTGTTGCCTTAGGCCAAACGATTGCCTGATCATCACAACGAGCAATCAGGAACAAGCGTTCCCGCGTTGTTGGCGCTCCAAAGTGACAAGCGGGTAAAACTTTCCACTGAACTGCATAGCCCATATCACGCAGGCCCTGCACAAAGTGGTCCCAGTTGTGGCCCTTTTTGTGTTTGTTAGGGATCAGATATTGGTTGGCCAGCGGCACTAACTCTCCAGGCGCCGCCACACGATTAATTTTCTTACCGCTCTTCGGGCACTTCATTTTTTCCAGCGTAACAACACGCCCGGTCTTTTTGCAGCGCTTGGCTACTAGTGGTGACCAGTTGAGTATTTGATCCACGTTTTCTAAGGTGATCAGACGCGGTTTAACTTTACCTGCCCATTTGTGTACAACCCAAGACAGTGATCGAGTAGCTTTGTCGCGGGGCTGACCACCACTAGCCTGGCTGTGGTGCGTACAGTCCGGACTTGCATGTAAATGGCCGACTTTTCTACCTTCGCAGGCTTCAATCGGATCCACCTCATACACATCACTGATGTAGTGCTTTGTGTGTGGGTGATTCACCTGGTGCATACTGATGGCGTCAGGATCGTGATTGATAGCAATGTCGACAGGCATGTTAGTGCCCATCTCAATACCAGTGCTTGCGCCACCACCACCAGCAAACAGATCCACTCGAATTTCGTCGTCAAAATCTAAGGCGAACTGAGTTCTAAACGTTGAGTTGGTCACTGTGCCACCTCATCAAGCAGTACCAGAGGTTCGTCGGCGTCTATGCTGGCCAGTAACCAATCGTCGTTTGCCTGGTACTCAACGAACAAAGCGGCTGTATTTTCTTCGTCAATTTCGCAAAGCTCCGGATCCGCAATTTCGCCAAAGACCATATCGACAAAGCCATTGCCATAGGCCTGAGCTATCACCACGCATTTGCGGCCGATAAGCTGTGGCAGGGTGAACTGCTGCAGGGCTTCTTGAGCGGTTAAGGTGATGCCGTTGATCATGCTGCCACCTCTCTATCCTGCAATTTCTGCACGGCCCATTCATACAGCGCAGAGAAAGATGTTTCGTAGTGAACTTCTTCGCCGCCAGTACCGTCGTGATTTAGCTCGACCAAAGTGCAGTATTCATCCGCATCTATGAGCACTCCAAAACCGTTGTGTGATTCATTTCCGGCTGCTGCGTATGCTTCAGCGACACTCGTAATATCATCGACAGTGAAAAGTCCGCGATTCTGTAGTCTGCAGTAAAGCAGTGCTATTGCTTCGTCCGTGGTGTGCATGAAGTGTCTTGCACCGCCCTCATATGGCTCTGTATAACCCGTCATCATTTGGTTAGCCGTTAAAAGGTCAATAAGACTTGTAGCTCTGACTATCTCTACTTCTTCATCAGAGCATTCACCAATGCCTTCACGCACAAATAAGAGCGACATTAACGGTTTGTGGATAGCTTTTGCCTGTTCGATGTTCATGCTGCCACCTGCTCGTTGTTTTTGATGATTGGCAGGCTGGCTACTGCAGCACGAAGTTTCTGAATTTCAGCTTCTTCATAACCCCAGATGTTGGATCCGTTATCCCTGTAGCAGCCGATAAAATAAAGAGGGATAGGGCGGCCTGTTTTCACGTAGTCGCGCATTTGCTCAACCAGGCCTTTCAGTGTTCCGCCAGATGTGAAACCGTTCCAATGACCTTTACGGTGAGTGTCGATCCGCCTTTGGGTGTAGTAATCAACAAACAGAACTCGCCCGTTCTTGCCCAGCTCTAACGTTGAAACAAAGCCTTTGTGCTCAAAGAACTTGCGGCCATAGCTGGCAATAAGGCGGATCAACTCGTTTGCATGATCAACACGTTCGTTAGTCACCGGTTCTTCAAGCTTGTAATAGCTTTCACAGCTGCACTCTGGGCAGCCTTTATGATGTGCAATGCCTTCGACTCTGGTAGTGACTAACTCACTTTCGCGCATAACCCGGCGGCACTGCTGGTTACTGCATTCGATTCTGATATTGTTCATGCTGACACCTGTTCTAATAAGGCCATCCGTGGCCGTAACGAATTAAGCTGCTTTAAAGGTACCGATGCTGATTGCTGGTGCTTTGTCATGGTCATCAAAACCAGCTTTCAACAGAGCGCTGAACTCCTGAGCGAACTGCTCTGGGTAGGTTTCGAAGCGCTTAATACGCATCACAATCTTTGGTACTTCGCTGCTGGTCAGCACACCAAAGCGCAGGTCAAACTCATATTCCTGCAGGCCAGCGTAAGGAACACACTTAAAGCGGATAGTGGCTGGCAAACCGGCATTGGTATCAACAGACATGCTTTCGAGTGCGGATTTCTCAGTGCGGAAGTTACCTTGCTCGCTTTCAGATTTACGGTTGGCTTCGATGGTGATCCGGCGCACAGCTGCAATAGCCTTCACCGGATTAATCACTTCGCCGTTTTCGTCTATGCAAGTAACAAAGGTTCCCCAGTCTTCTAAAAACTCAGCTGCAGTTTTCTGGCTAACGGTTTCACCATTGATCTGGCACAGCGCTTTGTATTCGGCCGTTTTTTTCAAAGTGACAACAGCTTTGTCGTCACAGTGACCAGGTGTGTGGATAGAACCGAAGTTAAAGATGTTTACCGCGGCCATGCTGTCTTCGTTGATAAAGCACTGCTGATTGGTTTCACCGTGGCCTTTCACATAGTCGATAAACTCAAAAATGCTGCTGGTGTTCATTTCGCCACGGAAGCGATCCCGGTGTTCTTGGTATTTCTCCAGTGACTGCAGGGTGATGTCGGCCGGAACTGCAACCAGTTGTGACTGCACTGTGTTGGTATTCACAGCTTCTTGCACAGCCTTAGCCGTCTGACTTTCCTGAATGTGTTTAATAGCTTCAATCGTTAATGACATAAAATAATCTCGCGTTTAGTTTTGGAAGTAGCCGGCGAACCGGCTGATTTGTGTAACGATTACTGGTGCTGATGCACTTCGCCTTTTTTGTCGAACATCGTGTTCTGATGCTCTGGCAAGAAGGTGACCTTGGCTTTTTCGCCAACAAACATTGGTGTTTTGTTGGTTTCGTTTTCTGACTGCTTGCCGCGCTGAGTGGGGCGCATGAAGTGCAGATCGTGCTCGACCATCACTTGCTGCTCTGACAGCTTTTTAATCTTAAATTTGATAGTGATTTCGCCTGCTGTGCCGTGGTCCATTACTGCGCCAGCAACCAGGCTGATTACTTTGCTGAACTTCTCTTCGAGTTGGCCGCCATCGAGGTCGCCGATAAATTGATCTACTGGTGTTGTCATCGTTATTCCCCTTGTGGGTGGTTGTCGTAGTGGTTTTGCGCTGATTGAACGGGTAAAGCTGCAGCTCTTGCGCCTTGAGCTATCAGCCAATTGATTGCTTTTGGTGAAGGGCGGTAAGCGCCTTCGTGTGATAACAGCCAGCCTGATTCAGCGAGTAGGTTGGTCTGGTAAACGGCCTGAGCGTGGCTATGGAAAATGCCCAGGCGTTTAATGGCGCCAATACCCATCACCGACTCAGTGTGAAAGCAGTGCTGGTCTATCAGGTAAATTGCTGTGCGTTGCTGCAGCGTCAGTTCACTGTCAGTTGGCACCACAAAGACCGCGTTAGGGCAAATTTGTGCTGTTTGTACTGCGCTCATGCCTGCACCCTCACGAACTGGTACACGTTGGCCAAGTTGTCAGCGCGGCGTACAACTACAGAATTCATATCGTGGTTGATATGCAGGGAAAACCGGTTGTCAGAACCAATAAGGCCAGCCTGGTCCATGTAGCGGCGCTGAAACTCAGCGCTTGGTAGGTAGGCTTGAATGCGGTGAAGTAAACGATTTGCAGCGAACATCACGCTCACATCTTTGGTTATGTCGTGCTCTTTACTCATAAAGCAGCGGAAGCGCAGGCTTAACAGCAGCAGCTCTTCCATGGCGTGTTTGCGTTGGTTTGGTTTGTTTGTTAAGACTGTCATACAACCTCTCTGTTTTGAGATTAATCTGTGCGTTTTGGCTAAATATACGCAGAAATCTCAAAAGTGCAACAATAAAATCTCAGAAATGAGATAAAAGTCTGGATTTAATCTCACTCTTGGGATATTGTGCTCTTGCTCAGAGGGTTTTGTGCTAATAATGAGAAAATTTACGTTTCCAAAATAGCTATTTGAATCATGAAGTTAACTAGTTTTACAGAAATATAAGAAGTTTATGATGGATTTATGCTGGTAATCTTGTCTCTATACTGAAAAAATGAGATGTCTTTAAGCCAACATCTTAAAAGGAAGTGTATATGAGCTCTGTAAACGCAACTGGTACCAATACTTCAGTGTTATCAGGAACTTCTATTGTTACAGCACCCGCTGCAACAGTTTTAGAAAGTGCAGAACAATCAAAGCAACAGCCAGTTTCTGCAGCTGATAAAGTTACAATTAGTGAAGAAGCTCGATTGTTGTTAGAAAGTGACCAAGCGGTAGAAGCTGACGACACAGGTATTGAGCCACCCAAAGCAACTGCGCTTGATACAGGAATTGAGCCACCCAAAGTAACTGCGCTCGATACAGGTATTGAGCCACCTAAACAGAATTAAGGTAAAAAGCAATGTGGGGTGAGGTACAAGATCTATTGATGAACATTAGTAGTGTGACTTGGTTTTTTTACCTGGTCGCCACGTTTATCGCTTTTATAGTGATAAGTAATGCTTCATACCGCATAACTGTAAGTATCTGGTTAATGTCAGACTTAGTTAAGGTTGCCGTCACACCCGCAATGTATTCGTTGAGCGAAGTAAGTAAGGAAATGACTAGATTGGTCTGGTACCCGTCTTTTATGCTGATGAGTCTCATATCAATCTACTTCGTTTACATCCTGCACCAGAAATTCGAAGCAGAACCGGAGAAGGAATCTAAACAGCTGTTTGCAGCAATTTTCGTTCTGCTAAGTTTGAATTGTCTTCGGTTTTTTGACCGAGTTATTTTCGACTTTGATTTTACCGGCGATATATATAAACACGGTATTCCTGCTTTAAAGATATGGGCTGCTATTGCAATTTTTGTGCATATTTGGTCTATTTGGAAACGCGAACAAGGAGTGTTAAAAATTGGATAATCTATTAGTTTCTGTTCTGGTAGTATTGATATTTGTTCTGAGTGTGTTTTTTGGATTTAAGTTTTTTAATTTAAGAAAATCAGCATCCAAGTCATTGGAAGATCTAGCAATTGATAGACTCAATGCCAGGGCGCACTACATCGTAATTGAATTGTTAAAAGTTCATAATATGAAGCAAGATATGCGTAAAGTTGTGGAATTAGAACGTTGTCACCAGATGGTAGAGGATTACGGCCACAGCTTTAAAGTTGAGATGGAAGAGTTGCTTAGCAAAGAAATGTCTGATAACCGCAGAAAAATAGTAAGGATCGAAAAGTACAATTAGTTAACTGGTTTTGGCTTTTATTTCAGCATCATCCTTTACTACTTCGAATCCCGAGTTTTTCATGCTGTAGATTGAAAAGTCTACCAATGTTTGCATGGAAACGTCTGTGTTTAACTTGGCCCATCTTAATTCAGAAAGATCAACGAAAAGCTTGGCAAACATCTTTTCAATTTTTTCATGTGGTAATAACAATGTGTGAGTTGTTCTCTCAGTTCTAATTAGATTTTCAGTCAGTAAATCTACAGCGGTTAAGCCACTAAAGCCGTCTAACAACCTCAAGCCTCTAACCAATTCATCTAATTTATCAAGCTTAATAGACGCACCATTGTTAAATCTAGAAAGCATAGATTTATCTATCTGGATACCGTTCTGCTTACACAAAATACTGAAAGCATTCGGCGCCATGTCCAATTTATCCAATATATCAGCTAAGTTTTTAGCAACTATACTCTGAGTATTCATTCAAATGGCCCGGGTAAAATAACTGATAATAAATGCAATCACTTTTGCAACGTGTATACAAATATACACGATAATATCTCTAAAATGAGATTTATTAAACCTGAATTTAATTATCTGATAATTAAATGCATAAAAAAGTCCCGCAATGCAGGACTTTTATCTAGTTCGATAGGAATTAGCCTGAAAACAAGCCGGGCTTTGACTCAACTTCAGATTCAGAGAGGATGAAAGCAGCAGCTAAAACCAATGGTAGTTTTCTCATCACATCCTCCTTTTTTAGTTTTTACACGTGCAGACATCCTACTTGCTACGCCCGAATACTTTACCTCTATTTGATAAATACTGACATAAGCTCCTATTTAAACCCTAATCACTGTTAGTTGCTAAAGCTTAACTTGATGTTGCAAAATTGAGATATTGATCTTAATATCTATCCAAATATCTTAAAAGTGAGATTTTCACCTTGAATACGGATGAACTGAGACAGAGATTAATTGAAATTCATGCAGGTCGAGGAAAGCTAAAGGCTCTCTGTGAAAAAGCTAACGTCGAATACAAGAATGTATGGAAATTCACGACTGAGGCTGTAAAGAAAATAGACCTGGATATAGCAACAAAACTGATTGCTGTACTGCAGCTCGAATCAGAAAAAGAAGATGAAGCGGCATGAATTCAAACTCACCAGCAGCCGACTCACAGCTATCGGATCTAACTGTACCTCTTCAAAGCTTCACATTGGACGTTATTCGGCAGTGCACCTGTCTTTGGTGCTGTAAGCCTGTGCCGGAATCCACTTTGTTTTGTAACAGTATCTGCAGGAATGAAAATACGCAGCAAGTTCGGCTGAACGGTGGTTGGTAATCCGGTGCATCGGTAAGTGCTTTTGTAAGAGTGCTTACCGATGCTGGTGCTGAGGGCCTGATAGCAGGCCTCTGCCAGTCAAACCTTCGGTACTGCATCGTGTTGTATTAACCCAGGTAACAGCGGGTGTGAATTTGTGTTGGCAGCTGGGAAGACAGCACGTTGTTCGCCGCTAATCCGGCTAAGCGCACGGGGGTCATTAGATGGCCGACAACCCGACTGATATTGGTGTATTCAGTCACTGGGAGGCACCCAGGGGGCGGACAACAAACACTTCGGCGAAAGCTGATAAGCCAGATAAGCCAGATAAGCGTTGCAGGTAAGCGGCGGAGTGCTGGTTCGGTTTTATTTAAATGAAGGAAAATCAAATGACGACAACGGTAACAGTAGATGCACATTGCGCTGGCACAACGGAAGTTCAGATCATTATAAGTCACGACGGAACAGCAGCCAATGAATCAATCATTATTCAAAACGGGGAAAAGTGGGTTGGCTATGTCCATGACCTGAAGTCTGTGCATGTTCAGGAAATACCGAAAAGTTAACTTAATACGCCAATAGCTCAACTGGACAGAGCAACGGATTTCTAATCCGTAGGTTGCAGGTTCAAGTCCTGCTTGGTGTACCACATTCAACCGAGGCGAGAAGATAACGTGTGCGCTGATCCTCGGCAATTTCGCACAGCCAAACCCAATTTTGGGCGCTTAGCTGACCAGTCTGTGTACAGGACTGGCCACCGGATGGCAGTAACCGGCAAAACAACAGGAGCTGATCATGAGTAACGCCACACCCATTTTAATGTCTGCTGATAATCCAACTTGCTGGAAGCTTGAAGAGTTGCTGGCTCAGATACGCAAAGAATTAATGGTCAAAACCGAAAAGATTACAGGTGACGAAAGTACTGTGAGCATGAAAGTGCAGTGCAATAACTTATCAATTATGCGCCAGTTGTTTAATGCTGAGGCACTTCAGCGCGAAAGTATTGCAGTTCTGGCCATCAAAGGACCAGACCAAGGGCCCACAGGCCCGGCACGAATTGGAGATACAGCCAATGCTGTCGCGTAAAAGGCTGCTTCAGCTGCACTACCGCAACCACGACAGATTTAGCCGGTGGTGCGAGTTTCAGCTGTTGTTCTTGTTGGCTGCCGCAGTATTGCCAATACACACACCTTTAACTGCTTGGGTCTTTATTGGTCTGTGCATCATGCTGCTGGCCATAACAGTCTATTGGGCGATTGTACTGCATCACTGTGATCACGTACTGGAGCTAACTCCATGACGCTCAATCATATCGGCCAGCACCTGCCTGGCATCGTCTGGCATGGTCCACAAGTCAAACTCTTCAGACATAGCAAACAAAACGTCAGCATGCGTCATGGCCAGTATCTGGCCGCGGGTCCAGTGGTGCTTTTCCATCAAATAGTAATGCACTGCGTCCAGTCCAGTATGTTTTTCATAGCGCTGCTGTGCTGCCAGGTGATCGCCAAAAATAGCCAGCGTATAGCCTATACGGGCTTCTTCCAAAACTTGGCGGTAAAGGTCGAGGTAATAGGGTTTGCGGTCCATAAGCGCCTCCAATGTGCATTGGGCGGCAACCTGCAGAAAGGCGGCAGGTACAACTGCCAGAAATGTGAAAGCCCTGCGGGAACAGGGCTTTCGAGAACATCTACCACTACGACGAGGTTTTAATGTCCACTAACGAAAATGTAGCTGATTTGGTTATTTATGGCAAGCCACAGTTCTTTTATACGCCTGTTTTTAGCGAAAAATTAAAAGGGGCTATGAAATGGCTGCAGCTCAATTAATTCCATTTAACAGCAAGTCTGATAGGGGCCAGCAGGTGATAGCTGATACTGATGATGGCTACACCCGCGTAGCCAACCAAATTTATGACCAGATGGGGCGGCTGGATTTAACAGGCGCCCAACATCAGGTTCTGAACGTTATTATCCGCATCACTTACGGCTATAACCAAAAGACAAACCGCATCACCAATACCTATGTTGCACAACTGACAGGACTGACGGAAAAAGCGGTCAGGTTAAGCCTAATAGAGCTTCATAGCCGGAACATTATTCACCTTGAAAAGTCCGGTTTAATGAAAACCGTTGGCATCAATAAGGTGATCAGTGACTGGGTTGTCACTAAGGGTAAAAGTGAAAAACAGTCAGCCAAAGGGAAGCAAAGCCGGAACAACGGTTCCAACTTAACACGGAACAACGGTTCCACAGAGACGGAACAACGGTTCCTTGAAGGTGGAACAACGGTTCCGGATTCGCGGAACTGTAGTTCCAGCACTAAAGAAAACAATAAAGACAACTTACTAAATACAACTTCTAAAGAAGGTAAGTCGCCGCCGATGGCGGACGACCCAACTTTAAGGGAAGGGGCTGTTATCCAGGCTGGAAAGAACTGGGGTGAGCAAGTTGATCTGGATACAGTGAACGCAATCTTACCCGTTCTGCAGAACACCCTTGGCGATCACTACCGCGCGCCGAACTTAGCGGCATGGGCCAATGAAATACGGCTGATGCGACAGCAAGACAAACGCTCCCCTGAACATATAGTCGTTCTGTTCAAAACTGCCCATACGGATAGATTTTGGCAAGGAGCTATTCAAAGCCCTTCAGCGCTGCGAAAGCAGTGGGGCCGCATTGCTGCTATGCACAACAGCAGACGCAACGGTTTGACCAATGGGCAGCACGGGATCACTCAGGGCTCTACCGGGTCAGTTATGACCGCAGAGGATTGGGGTGATATTTATCGTTCAAAAGGTGATGGTGTTCAGGGAGGCTGCAATGGCAACTCGTAAATCTGTGTCTGAATTAATTCCTAACTCTTTGCTCTCACGGATCAAGGGGAATGCTAAAGGTGCTCAAGCGTTTAACGCCAGTAACTACGAGTCATGGCTGGCTGCACAGGCAAAAGCTGACAACATAGAGATTAAGCGCAGGGCCGAAATTGAACAGAAAGCCCGGCTGATCAGCCAACTGATGAAACGCAGCGGTGTTCAGGATATTTACCTGACATCCAGTTTTGAAAACTACTTCATCTATCACGCTGGCCAGACTGAAGCTGTTGCTAAGTGTCGTGATTATTTGGCGAATTTTGGCACCTTCGGATCCGTCCGCAATATGGTTTTCAGCGGTACAACAGGCACGGGCAAAAACCATTTAGCCTCTGCGATCTGCAATGGCCTGATTGCAATGGGCCGAAGTGCTGTTGTTGCCACTGCTATGGAAATACAAATGCGGGTGAGAGCTTGCCGCCGTTCGTCCAGCCAAATGACTGAAGAGGAAGCGCTACGTGCGTTCTCTGACTTTGACTTACTGGTTCTCGATGAAATAGAGCTTGGCAGTACTCAGGATCATGACGCGAAGATAGTAAACGCCGTAATTGACCATCGAACAGTAAAGCGTAAACCGACCATTGTTTTAACGAACCTCGCTGTAGAGGATTTTGCGGCTTTTGTTGGCGACAGGATCAATGACCGGCTTTGTGAAAGCATTTACCTGGTTCAGTGCTACTGGCCGAGTTACCGCACTAACAAGCCAACTGGCAAGTGAGGGTAGCCATGCAGTCACTGTCCGTTGTGATATCTGATGCTGCAATAACAAGGTATGCAGCTGATCCAGAGGTGTTTGAACTGCGTGACCAGCGCAACCCGTTAGTGGTTCGTTTTCACAAAAGCAGACTGAAAGCCACCTGGTATTTTGTGAAGTACCAGAAGCGGCAAAAGAAACGCTATGCCATGGGGCACTGGCCATCCACCAAATTTAAAGACGTGCTGGCTATGCTGCCCGATATGATCCGTAAGTATGCATTTGGCGAAGAAATTCAGAGTTCTGGTTTCAGTACGGTTGGTGATCTGCTGCTTTGGTACCGCGGCAGGGTTGAGCGCGAACATGTGAAGAGTGAAAGCCGCCGTGATGGCGTTGTATGTACTATAAACAAGCACTTACTGCCTCTGATGGGTGATGTTGCTATTTCAAGTATCAGTAAGGCTGTGCTGGATGAAAAGCTGATGTTGCCACTGCAAGCGGCTGAGCTGCAGCCTGGCACTATTCAAAACTACTTTGGTGTGCTTAAACGTGCTTTTGCCAGTGCACAGGAACTAAGCCTGATTGCGGTGAACCCTGTTGCTGGTATGCGGTTTGTTGACCACATTCAAAAGAGGGCCAAGCCTAAGCAGTCGTCGTTTATGGTGTCTGAGTTGCAGCAAGTGTTTGCCCTCATTATTGAGCAGCCGGCAGCTTCAATGATCCTGCAGCTGCTTATGTTGATGTTTGGGCTTCGTATCGGAGAAACCCGCCAATTAACCCGCAGCATGGCCGCATTCAATCGTCACATACTGGCCGTGCCTGGTCGAATCACCAAAACCAAACAAGACAACAACCTGCCTTTGACCAGTTGGGCAATAGAGTTTTTTAACGCTGTATTGGCCAACACTCACTATGACCACTTAGTCACTGTGAAGGGTTTACCCCTGAGTAAAGGCCAAGCCCAGAAGTTAATTAAGCAAAGCGCTAAAGGTCGCTACCGCTCGCATGACCTGCGGAAGCTGGCGAGAAGTACATGGGCTGAAATAGGGATTGATTATTGGGTGGCTGAGCGTTTGGTTAACCATAAGCAAAAGGGGCAGGACCAAGCCTACATTCGGGCTGATGCATTCGAAGTAAAACTGGCTGCGCTTCAGGCCTATCACGACAAGCTTTTTGCTGGTTTTGATGCAGGCACTATGCAGGCATTGGTTAGTTCTAAATTTCAACAGAACACCTTAGCTAAAGCGGCTTAGCGCTTAGTTGAGAACTTTCAATAAGAGAATGTGCGAGTTTAAAAAAAAGGGGTAAATGATGCTGGTTGTAGGTATTGATCCGGACACTAAAAAACACGGTGTTGCTGTGGTAAAGGACGGCATCATTCAGCAGCTTTACACACTGGGCAATAAGTCGCTGATTGAGCTTCTGACCGACCTGGCTCGTCAGCACCAGCTGCGGATCAAACTGGAAGATATCAACGCATTTAAACCCGTGATCCATCGGCCAGGGCAAAGCCGCAACCAGATGATGAAAATTGCACAGAACATCGGTGCAGTTAAGCATGCTGCTGAATTGCTGTTGAAGGACCTGAACGCTGCAGGTTTCACCGTTGAAATGGTTTTGCCATTGCAGGGCGCCAGAAGCGGTAAGAACTATAAAGCACCAGCGTTTAACCGGCTGACTGGCTGGCATGGCAAAAGCAATGCGGATAATCGGGATGCGGCCATGATAGCGCTTTATGGTCAGCCGAAAGGAGGTATCAGTGGCATTTTCACCGGCAACTGATTTGCAGCAGCTGGCCCTACTATTTATAGCCACTTTTGGCAATGTATTCCTTCTGGGATTCAGCAGCCAAATTGTACGTGACCAGAAAATAGCACTGGCCTTTACCGTTAGTTGGGGTATCACCTGGTGCCAGTTCCTATTTGCCCGGATATCAGCAACTACAACTGACGCTGATCTGGCCCTGTTCGTCAGTGGTTGGGGTGGCTCACTGGGTATTGTTGCCAGCATCCTGTTTTACCGCTGGTACCAGGCGAGGATTAAGCGCCATGGTTAAAGAACGGGCCAACTTGCATGGTGGGTTTATTATTCGCACGGTGCGTAAGTATCGTGCTATGAGCCAGCAAGAGGTTTGCTTTTTATATGGCATCAGTGAAAAGACGCTAAGCAACTGGGAGCGGGAAAGAAACGATCCGCACTTTGGCCATGTACAGGCCATCTGTGAAGACATACTTAAAGTTGAATTAATTGACGCCATTACCATGGCCTTCGAAGAATTAGAAAAACAAAAGCAGGAGGCAGCGTGAACATCAAACAGCTAAGAGCAGAACTAAGAGCCTGGGGCCGCTACTGGGCATCAAAGGAAGAACTGCAGGGTTATGCCAGCACTTCAGTTACAGAACGGTGTTGTGAAGTGATGCGAACTGGCGTCTGGATCAGTTCAGACAAACACCTATTCAGCCACCAAAGTGACAGCATACTGCCACCAGAGTGGGTTTTAGGTATTGATAAAGCTGTTTCCTCTTTAAGTCCAGCGCACAGATCTGTTATAAATGCTGCTTTCATAAAAAAGAATTTCTTGGACCACTCATGCCGACTAAAATTGGCAAAAGCAGAGTTGGAGTTGTTAGGAATTTTGTAATGAGGTTTGTATGTTTATAAAAGTTAAAATTAAGGTTACAGGCGCTATTAAAAATACAACTGTAGATAAAGTGGCTTATATTTGCGTGGATAAAATAATATCAGTACAGGATATTCAGTCAGGGAAGTGTTCAGTGCATACTTCTGACGGAGCATATTTTACTGTTTTGGAAGGCGCTGATGATTTTGTCGCTAGAGTTGAAGGATTGATCTAAATTAATCACTTAGATTTGTTAAACCAGTAATTTTTTACCTGTTTTTACCAGTAAAAATCGAGTACTTTTACCTAAGCTGGTCGGAAATGACTCAGTAGGAACCCGCTCACAAGGCGGGTTTTTTGTTCTCCCAATTTCAGTTAGCCTGTTGATTTCGCCCCAAGCGTTTGCCTGGGGCTTTTTTATTGGTGGATACCATGAAAAACCTGAAAGCTGCATTGTTAGCTGCTGGTATCAGTGGTGCTGTTGCTCTATCAGGTGCTGTGCTTATTGCTCCATACGAAGGCAAGGTTAATGAGGTTTATTTAGACCCGGCTAACATCCTAACCAGCTGTTGGGGCCATACAGGCAAAGAGCTAAAGCCAGGCATGAAGTTTAGTGATGATCAATGCCTGCAACAGTTAGCCAGTGATCTGGTAGAGCACAACAAGCAATTGCTAGCTGCCGTTAAAGTACCGTTATCAGAAGGTGAGCACGCTGCTTACCTGTCGTTTGTCTACAACGTTGGCATAGGCCAGTTCCGCAAATCAACGATGTTGGGAAACCTGAATGAAGGTTTTCGGGTGTCTGCATGCAACCAGCTGATGCGCTGGATTTACATCAAAGGCAAAGAGTCCAACGGATTACGCACACGCCGTGCAGCTGAGCGAAAGATGTGCCTCAAGGATTTAAAACCATGAAAATTAGTTTAACGGGTGCGTTATTGATAGGCGCCGCCATAGCTTTGGCTGGCTTAGGTTTAACGGTTTGGTCGCTTGACTCAGAGCTGACGACTCAAACCAATTTAGTAACTAAACAGGCTGGCGATTTAGCCAACAAACAACTGGAAGTAGATGCTCTGACCTCTGAAGTTAATAACCTGAACGACCAGGCTCAGGCTGCAGTAGACGAGCAGTTGCTGGTTGCTGGCCTGAATACAGAGCACCAGCAATCAGAAACCCAGATCAACGAACAGCACCTGGCTGTGATGATTAACAGTAACGAACTGAAGGTATCCGAACATGATCCTACTCGTGCGTGGGCTAACGCTGCTTTGCCTGATGCTGCTGGCCAGTTGCTCTACCAAGCCAGTCGAAGTGCGTACGGTGACGGTGACAAAGACAGTAACAGTTTTGCCACCGTCAAACTTTCTACAATCGGGCTGCGCACTGCGGCCCTTTAGTGGCAGAACAAACCACGATCATTTGCAGTACACCCTGCAATTAATCACCGATATCAAGCTATGCGATACGGATGTGCAGCGATACCGCAAGTGGCGGGAGGCTCAAGTATGCAAACAGGACACAGGCCCATGTCAGAACAAGTAAGCACACAGGTTTCGTACACCGCAGCAGGTGGCACAGTCCTATTGGGTGCCCTCGATCCGTCTGAGTGGGCCATGTTAATCGGCATCATCACTGCACTGGCAACCTTTGGTTTGAACTACGTGATGCAAGTACGTCGCGACCGCCGAGAGCAGCGCGAACACGAGGCCAGAATGGTTCAGTTTGAGAAGGGCAAGCCATGAAGGGTAGCAAAATCAACGATTTAAAAAAGGTACTGTGCCGCACCCCCTCGATCGCTGCGGGTGCGAAGCGCGCAGGCTTTCGTACATCGATCAAATTTTAGTTTTTAGGCCTTTTCGTTTTCGTGTTTCTGGAGGTGTGAAAAGCGTCAGCTCTGGGAGGCTAAGTGGCAACACAAAGTGAAGTAGCCGACTACCTTGGAGTGACAACTCGCACTATCCAGAACTGGGCCAGAACGCCCGGCTTTCCTGACTCTAAGGGGCGGGGCGGGTACGAAATAAAAGACGTGGTTCTGTGGCGGATCCGCCATTTAGAAAACCAGGTTAAGAATCAGGTAGGCGCACCAGAGAAAGGCGAAATAGACCCCCTTGAAATGATGCGTTTGGAGATCGAAGAGAAGCGCTTAAAGAACGCTGATCGACAACTGATCATTAAAGAGCGGCAGTTTAAGTTAGCGGTACACCTTCGCCAGTTCGCGCCGATCCAATTGCTGGCTGATGTGCTGACCAGAACAGCTATAGCGCTAACCTCCAACCTCGATTCTCTTTTGCCGCGCATCAAAAGGGCATGGCCGGACATGCCAATTGAAGCAGTCGAGGCCATCAAACTCATAATTGCGCAGTGTAAAAATGAAGCAGCTGATATCCAAATTAACCACGAAGAGTTGGACTTCAGCGATTACATCGGCGATACGCCAGGGGCTGAGTCCCTTGATGACCAAAGTGCCGATGACGGCGGTCGAATGGGCTGATAAGTACTTTTATCTGCCTGAGGGTAGTTCGCAAATCAGTGGTAAGTGGATAACCCAGCCCATTCAGGTAGTGATGCTTAACTGCATGGGCAACGACGCTGTAAAAGAAATTTACGTACAGAAGCCAACACGGATCGGCTACACAAAAATGCTGTGCTGCGCTCTGATGTATCTGTCTGAGCATAAGCGCCGATCCAGTGTGGTTTATGAACCAAACGACCGACTGGCTAAACAGTTCACTCTGGATGAATTCGACCCGGTGATCAGGGTAGTGCCTGTTATGCAGGAAGCCTTGCCGTACTGGCAGCAGACCAACGAATACAACAACGTAAAAAAGAAAGTTGGCGCTGGTTTTAGTATCGACATTCTTGGTGCCGATACACCGAACAACTTCCGCATGATGACCAAACAGGTGATCTGTGGTGATGAAATTGACGCCTGGAAGATTAACAGCGGCGAAGGTGACAACACCCGGGTTATGCGGGAAAGGATCCGAGGCGCCGCATTTGGCAAAGCCATCTTCGGTTCTACGGCAACCACTGTTGGCCAGTCGACATTAGAACGCTTGATGGGTGATGCAGATGTTGTGCTGCAAATGCTCCTGCCTTGTCCGCATTGTGGCGAATACCAAATATTGGAGTGGGGCGGAAAAGATACTCCATTCGGTATGAAGTGGGATCGCACATTACCTAAAGAACAAGCTGCGGCCACTGCCTACTACCAGTGCCGACATTGTGAAGACCAGATCTACTACTCGTCGCTGACAAAGATGCAGGAGCTTGGTAAGTGGATATGTTCAAACACCGGCATCTGGACCAAGAACGGCATGGATTTCTTCAATGCTGAAGGTCGTCGTGTTAAAGCACCACAGCGCATCGGCTTTATGATTTCCGCACTGTACTCGCTGAACCTGACTGAAGGTTGGATAGAGCTGGTCAGAGAGTGGTTAGACATCAGTGGTGATGTCGACAAGCTGCAGGCGTTTTGGAACTTAACGCTAGGGTTACTCTGGCAACCGCAACATACAAAGCGCATTAGTCACCAGCATTTGATGGACCGCAGAGAATCTTACTCTGCTCAGGTACCGGATGAAGTTGTAATTCTAACAGGTGGCATAGACACCCAAGACAACCGGCTTGAGGCCTATGTTTGGGGCTTCACCTGGGATATGCAAAAGTATCTGGTTGCACGTCAAATTGTGATGGGTGATCCACGTGATGACGCCTCTAAAACAAAGATGGAAGAAATCTGCAGGCGCGTTTATCGCAAAGCAAACGGTGAAGAACTTAGCGTTAAAAAATGGTGCTGGGATATCGGTGGCCACAGGACTGAAGTGGTTTACGAAATGTCGAAACGCATCGGCATACTCCATGTAATACCTGTTCGCGGGGCCAACGAATACGGCCAGCCTATTCAGCGAATGCCAATCAAGATCACAAAGCCAGCCGGTGTTTTCCTTACAGCGGTGGGTACTGACACTGCGAAAGACCAGATTTACAGCGACATATCCTTGCCAGTTGGCGAGGCCAGATCGTTGCATCTTCCCTTGGATGACGGCATCTGTCCTGAGGATGTCTGCATGCAGTTGGTCTCAGAAGTCAGAAAAGCGCAGAAAACACGCAAAGGGATCGTATTTGCATACGACAACGAAGGTAGACGCAACGAAGCACTGGACTGCCTGGTATATGCATTGGCAGGCCTTTACATATTGATAGAGCGATTTGGCCTCAACCTCGAAGCGCTACGACAAGACAAAGTTCAAACAGAATCAACATCAAATAGTTTTGCCGAGCTCGGCAGACGAATGGGGAAATAATGGCTTCATCAACAGTAGAGCAGCTGGCCGAGGCGGAAGCCGCATTGCATCAACTGCGGATAGGTCAGCATATTGTAAGCATCAGCAAAGGCGGCCGCACGGTTCAGTTTCAACAAACCAATAAGCAGGAACTTATTGACTACATCGATGAGCTGAAAGGCCAACTGGGTTTAAAAACACGTCGCCGCGGCGCTGCAAGGGTAAGCTTCTAATGGGTCGTATCATAGATGTAAACGGCAACCCTTTATCAAGAAAAGCGTCTTCGTATACGCATGCAGGTGCCGGTTTTGGTGGTCAGCTTGCACAGTGGAACCCCAGTTTAAAGAGTGCTGATGCAGCTCTATTGCCACAGCTTGACGCTGCAAACGCCAGAAGTGATGACGTTCGCCGCAACAATGCGATGGCAAGAGGCGGTGTGCAGCTGCATATCGATAACATGGTGGGTAACTTATTCCGGCCAAGCTATAAGCTGAACTGGCGCGCTTTAGGCATGGAAGAAACATCAGCCCGAGCCTTTATCCGTGAAGCCGAACAGGCCTTTATTGAATACGGCGAAGATCCGGGCTGTTACATCGATGCTGAACGCAAGCGCACATTTACCATGCTTTGCCGTTCTATCACCGGATCCCATGTTAACTACGGTGAAGGCATGGCCTGCTTTGAATGGGCGCCGGATCGGCCATCATTATTCAATATGTGTGTGAAGCTCGTTAGTCCTAAGCGCGTAAGTAACCCACGCAGTCAGCACAACACAAATACTCTGCGCTCTGGCGTTGCCATTGACCGTCATGGCGCGGCTCACGGCTATTGGGTTGAAGAGTCTGACTACTCAGAATATGGCATGCAGCCAGCTAACAAGTGGTCATTTGTTCAGCGCGAAACGGCTTGGGGCCGCACTCAGTTTGTTCATGTGTTTGAGCCATCAGAGGCAGGGCAAAGCCGAGGCGAAAACCTGTTTCTAACGGTGATGTCTCAGCTGCACAGCCTGGACAAGCTGCAACAAACCAAGTTGCAAAACGCTATCGTCAATGCCATGTACGCAGCAACCATAGAATCAGAGCTGGACTCAGAGCAAGCGTTCCAGTTGATCTCTGGTGGCACGGACTCAGTTAAAAACCTGCAAAACTGGATGATGCAGTTAGCCGACTATCACGACTCAGCCAATATAAGAATGAACGGGGTGAAAATACCCCACCTGATGCCTGGTGAAAGTCTGAACCTGACGCATCCATCAAATTCAGACAACGGGTTTTCAGACTTAGAAACCAGCATTTTGCGTTACATTGCTGCAGGTCTTGGCCTGAGTTATGAGCAACTTGCCAGAGATTTCAGCAAAGTTAACTACAGCTCAGCCCGTGCCAGTATTAATGAGTCGCACCGCTACTTTATGGGTAAGCGCAAAGTTATCCCATCACGGTTTGCCAGCATAGTTTTTGCGAACTGGTTAGAAGAGGCGCTGCATCGCAAGATCTTGGTACCACCAAAATCCCGCTTTAGCTTTTACGAACGCCGTGCGGCATGGACAAATGTAACATGGATAGGCCAAGGCAAGCTGGCAATCGACGGACTGAAAGAAGTGAAGGAAGCGATACTCCGCATCGAGGGTCGATTGTCGACCTATGAGGACGAACTGGCATTAATGGGTAAGGACTATCAGGAAGTGTTTGAGCAGCAGTACCGCGAACTGCAGGAGATCGAGCGGCTTGGGTTACCAACCCCAAGCTGGGCGCAAATGGGCGCATTAACCCAGGACACCCCGACCAATGAATAAGTTAAACATCCTATCAAGGGCCTGTAATCAGGCCCTTTTTATTGAGCCCAATTACGCCGCCACATTTTTCAGTGTGCTTTGTTTAAAGGCTGGTGTTGGCCAGCTGATTACCAGCACAGGCGAGGTTATGGACGCCGATGGTATGCAACAGCTGATCAGCAGCTGGGATAGCAAACCAAGAGAACGGCCTTATCGAGTTTATGAAGGTGTAGCAGTACTGCCAGTAAGCGGCACCTTATTGCACAAATACGGTTATGTGCAGCCGTATTCAGGCGCTACAGGCTACGACGGCCTGATCACTCGCCTTTCGGCAGCAATTAATGACCCGAGCATAGAAGGGATCTTGCTGGATTTCGACAGTCCGGGTGGTGAAGTAGCCGGCTGTTTTGACACAGCCAACCTGATCCGTGAGTTCAGCAAGGTAAAACCGATCGTTGGCCTGTGCTACGACACCATGTGCAGCGCTGCTATGGCTCTGGGCTCAGCCTGTACCGAACGCTGGATAACCCAAACAGGTCGAATTGGCTCTGTTGGTGTGCTGGTTGCGCACTACAGCTACGAAAAAATGCTGGAACAAGAGGGGATGGAAATCACCTTAATTCACAGCGGTGCACACAAAGTCGACGGCAACCCCTACGAAAAGCTACCTAAAGACGTCCGGAGCAAAATTCAAACAGAGATCGACACGACACGTGATCAATTCGCTCAGTTGGTCTCTGAAGGCATTGGTATGCCGAAAAATGACGTTATGGGCACCGAAGCTGCTGTGTATACAGGCCAGTCGGGAGTGGCCATTGGCTTTGCCAACAGAGTTGTAAACGGGCATGAAGCAGTACCGCTCATGCTTGAATTTGTAAAAACCAAAAAAAGAGGTGGGTCAAACATGACTACTGCAACCGCGGCAGATGCCGCAAGCTCGGTCGCCGCGGTGGCCGGTTCAGAAGCGCCTGCAAAACCTGCAGTAAACGCTACTGATCTGCAAGCACAAGAGCGGGAGCGCATTAGCGCGATTCTGCAAAGTTCGGAAGCTGAAGGCCGTGCCAGTGCAGCACAGCACCTGGCTTTAAAAACTTCTATGTCGGCTACTGAAGCAATTGCATTGCTGGCTGCCACGCCAAAAGAACCAGCCAAAGCTGAAGAACCGGATACCTCTGTTGCTATGGCAACAGCTCTGGATCAAGCCATGGCTAAAACCCCGCAACCCAATTTACAGGTAGCAGATGGCGACCAACTTTCTGCTGAAGATCAGAATGTTGCCCGCTTAATTGCTGCAGGTAACTATTTAAAAGGTAAAGCGTAATGAATGAATCCATTTCATTTACTCAGTGGAAGACCGGACATCGTCTGATCACCACTAACACAGTCACTCTGGCTTCAGGCCAGGGTGTGCTGCCAGAAAAAACGCCATTAGGCCAAAACTCTACTACTGGTGCTTACCATAAGTGGGCACCAGCGGCTAACGATGGTACGCAAAAAGCTGTAGCTGTCTTGATGGCTGAAGTCGATGCAACTACATCGGTCCAAGCCAATGTATGGGATGGCGGTTCATTCAACCCTGAAATGGTTGCATGGCCTGTCGGTGCAACTGCTGCGCAAAAAGCTACAGCATTTGTGGGTACTCCAATTCAGTTAAAAGGAGCTGAGTAATGCCAGCAGCAATTTTCACCCCAAAAGAGTTGATTGCAGCGCGTAAAAATAAGCAGCGCGTTAGCTCACTGTTTCGTGCCATGTTTTTCAAAACGGTGGTCCCGTTCCAGACCAAAGAAATCTACCTCGACAAAGTGAACCAGAACATCCCGATTGCGGCTTTTGTGTCACCGATTGTTGAAGGCAAGGTGATGCGTCTTAACGGCTACAAAACCCAGAAAATCACTCCAGCTTTATTAAAGCCAAAGCATGAAGTTGACGTTGAAAACACTCAGGTGCGTTTAGCTGGTGAATCACTGGATACGCCGTTAAGCCCTGAACAGCGTCGAGACGCTATCATCATGCAAAACTATGATGATCAAGAAGTGGCGATCAACCAAGCGCTGGAATTTATGGCGGTTGAGTGCGTGATGAACGGTGCTTACACCATCAAAGATGATACCGGTGCTGAGCTGCTGCAAGTTGACTTTGAGCGCAGTGCCAACAACAAAAAGTTGTTATTGGGTGCTGAGAAATGGGCAGCTATTCTGTCAGCTGGTGGTGCTGCAGCAGAAGCTTACGACCCGTTCAAAGACATTGAAGACTTAGCCGATCAAATGACCAATGGTTGTGATGTTGTGATCCTCGATGGCACAGCCTGGTCACTGTTCCGTCAGTTCAAAACTGTCAAAGAAAAGCTGGAAACCCGCCGCGGTTCCACTTCGACTTTGGAAACTGCGTTAAAAGACCTGGGCAAAGATGTGTCGTACAAAGGCAACATCGGTGATGTGTCTATTGTCGTTTACCGCGGTCACTACAAAAACAAAGCTGGCCAAAAAGTTCGCTATATGCCTGATGGTTCTGTTCTGCTGGCGCACTCTGGTGCTGAAGGCGCGGAGTGTTATGGTCAGATCCCGGATGCAAAACTGCTGGCTGAAGGTTTAGCTAACCAGCGTATGGCATATAAACACTGGATCACTGACGGTGATCCATCAGTTGAATGGCAGCAAACGCTGACAGCGCCAGCGGTCGCGCTAATGGATGCAGACGAATTTGCCGTTCTAATTGTTTAACCCCCTCACTGGCCGGCTTCGGTCGGCCCTTGGAAAATCTTATGAAAATTAGCAAAGACACTCCATTAGAGAAACTGATCCCATATTTCGCGGAGCTGGCATTATCTCGTGGTTTAGATGAGCAGCCATCAACAGACAGGCAGGAACTTGTTGCTCGGATCAAAGAACTGGAAGCCTTGCCGGTAAAAAATGCTGAAAGTGATGATTCAGAGTCTGGTACCGACGGTGCTGCCGCTGGTGATGGCTCAGATTCTGATACCGCAGGTGCTGCCGATGGTGACGGTTCAGAGTCTGGTACCGACGGTGCTGCCGCTGGTGATGGCTCAGATTCTGATACCGCAGGTGCTACCAATGGTGAAGGTTCAGCGTCTGGTACCGAAGGTGCTGCCGATGGTGATGGCTCAGATTCTGATACCGCAGGTGCTACCAATGGTGAAGGTTCAACGTCTGGTACTGAAGGTGCTGCCGATGGTGAAGGTTCAGCGTCTGGTGCCGAAGGTGCTGCAGCTGATAGCGATGTGAAGCTAGTGAATATAAAGCCACTGTGCTCAATTCGCTGCAGCCATGGCACGGCGCGTTACAACATCGATGGCAACAGCAAATCAGTAGCGGTGCCAGAGTCGCTGGCCAATGACCTGGTAGCTGGCAAATACGCTGTGTTGCTGTGATGAACATAGACGAATTGTTAAGCAAAGCCGAGCAGCTGGATAACCAGCTGTTTGGCGAGCCTATCAGCTGTAATCAGCCTGAGGTCACGTTTACGGGAAAAGTTGAAGATTTGCCGCTGGAGTTTCAGGAGGCCATGAGTGCTCAAATGCGAATTGAAGTCAGCCGTTCTTTGTTGCCGCAGAAGTTGCAGCGTAGAGCTGTACTGACCCGGCAAAAAACAGGTGACGTTCTGACTGTTGTCAGCTGCACTCCGTCAGATAGTGATTGGATCATTCTGGTGGCTGTATGACTAGTTCAATGACCAATTTGATTGAAGTGGATACCAATGAGGCAATAAAAAAGGCGCAGCGTATCCTGTCTGAATTAAACAATAAGCAACTTATTTACGCTCAACGCCGAGTGTTAAAGCGTTTAGCTCTGAAGGCTTCAACAGCGACAGCAAGAGAAACCGCTAAAGAAGAAAAGATGCCAGTGAAACTAATACGGGAACGGTTGAAGCTTAACCACCTGAATTCTGGTGATAACTCCGCTGCTCAGATCCGTGTATTTCGTACCAATGTACCTGCATCAAGGTTAGGTGTTGCGCGTACTCAGTTGGCAAAAAGAGGAAAAGCTACAACTTCAGCAGTAACCAGATCAGCAAATGGGCAGTATGCAAAGCGCGAAATATCCGGACAAACCTCTATTCGGGTCGGTCGTCGTGTTTTCCATAACGTCTTTATGCAACAACTACGCTCAGGCAAGTGGCACATCCTGAGGCGCTTAACTGACAAACGCTATCCAGTTGAAGTTGTTACGGTACCTATCAACTCATCTATAACCCGTCATGCAACAAATAACTTTCAACGAGCGGTTGGTACTGAATTACCACAGCAAATGCTGAGAGAGTTAGTTTACCGAATCGACAAGGTGACCAATGGCTGATTACGGTTACAGAAAAGCTTTCAGGAAGGGCTTAAAGGCCATTTTTGAACCTGAGTATCAACGTGTAGTCGATTTTAAAGATTCTAAGATTGAGCCGGTACAAGGCGAATTCACAGCAGTTATTTATATCGATACTGGGCAGTTTGAACATGGACATAACCTGACTGATGATCAGTTCATGGTTGTCGTTGAATTGTGGACTGACTCACGCGAAAACCCTGCAGATGATCTGGACGATGCAGCAGCAAGATTACTTGAAATCACAGCGTTAAATCAGGGGGTCGCGGATTGTGATTGGCTGCCGGTCGATTACGAATACATCTACGACCCTGACAGTTTTATCGCGGTTTATGAACAGCGTTTTATCGTTACTTACCAACAGGAGCTATAGCCATGTCGCTAGGCAAGCACACCAAATACCGCCTTAAATCAGGCGAAACCTTCATTGAAGTGGCCGAAGTTATTGCAATGACTGGCCTAACTGCAACCCGAGACACAGAAGACGTAACTCCTTTCGGGGGTGATGAAGAAGACGACAGTCGCGAGTATGACGGCGGCCTGATAGAACCTGGTGAACAGGAACTGACTATCCGTTATTTAGACGCTGCTAACCCCGGCTTAACAGCACTTATTGCGGCTTTTAATTCAAATACGAAGGTAGAGCAGCAACTGTGCTATCCGCTTACAGCTAAGCCAGGTCATCAGTACAAAGCTATCGTAACCAGCGTTGGAACAGAGATAGCCATTGAGAAGAAGTTGCAGCGAAAAATTAAACTAAAACTGACAGGTAAAATTCAGGACATCACATGGGTATAGCTCAATATCTGGACCAAAAAGAAGTAACTATTGGCCAGTCGATTATTAACGTTTTCGAAATGGCCGCAGCAGATCGTGTTTCAGTCGTCGACACAATCAGTCAGTTCTTTGAATTGCCAAAAGAAGAGTTTACTAAAGGCCATGAGTTGACAATTACTGCTCTGGTGATACAGCGCAGTATTCGCAATTCAGATGGTGAGCTGATGTTCAACGACAACCAAGTGGGTGAAATTCCAAGGAAATTTGGCCGCAAGGCCATGCAGAAACTGTTTGATACTGCATGCGAATTGTCAGAGTTGGAATTTTTACAGGGAAAGTCTCAAACCGAATCCCCCTCAGAGATCAGCCCGATAGAATAAAGGCTTATCGGTTGGCTGCAGTATTAGGTGAAAAGGATGTCGACCTGATGCTGCAAGGGATTTCGGCAAGTCAATTTGGTGAGTGGCTGCAATATCTTGATATCGAAACTCCTATGACGGCACAGATTTTTGACCGGCATATGAGCCAATTACTCAGCATGTTCTACAACAACAAAAAACCAGCAAATGCACAGAACCTGAGCCCTGCGGATTTCCGCTTGCTTGGCCGCAAACAGGTTGTAGAGCAAACACCAGAACAAATGTACCAGATGATGAAAGGTATTCAGAGTGTCCAACAAGATCACTGATTTAGTATTCATGCTAAAAGCCAATGCAGATCAATACAGTGCTGCGTTTGGTGAAGCATCTGAAAGTACTAAGAAGTATGCAAAGGAAGTGGAGGACAGCACTAGTAAATCATCGATGAATTTGAAAAATATGGCCTCGCTTGCTGGTGGCGCTGGTCTTGCTCTGGTGGGCATGGCTGCAGGGTTATCAACTGCCATAATGGACGCTAACCGTGAAATAGCCCAGATGAACAGCTTGTCTGCTTCCCTTGGGATTAACAGCGAACGGTTCCAAAAGTTGACCTATGCAGCTGAGCAAATGGGCGTTCCGATGGAAGACTTTGGCGACATGCTGAAGGATGTTTCAGAGCGTATTACTGAGCTTGCTGAGATAGGAACCGGCGAAGCTGTTGATATGTTCGAAAAAATGAACATCGATGTTAGAGAGTTTAAGGGATTGGCTCCTGATGAAATGTTTATCAAGATGACCGAAGCGCTCGGCACGTTAGAAAGCAAGCAGGAACGAAATTTGTTTTTGCTGCAAATAGCGGGTGACACCGGGCAGCGCCTGTCAAAAATTACCGATGATAATGGCAGAAGCTTTATCGATTTGGCCAACAGCATGGAAACGACCTCCGGCGTCCTGTCGGAGTCGATGATTAAGGAATCAGAAGAGCTTAATAAAAAGCTAAAAGAGACCAGCCAAATAGTTGATACATCTCTGCGAAACGCACTGATTTCTGCCACTCCGTTAGTTAAAAATATGGCTGATCTTTATGCTGATTGGGCAAAAGATGTTTCTTTAATGTTCGATAAAATGAGGGATAACCCGCTTACAGATAGTGGCCTCGCCAATGCAATTATTAAAGACCAAGGCGAGGTGAAAAACCTAAAAGCTGAGCTAGCTGAATTGCAGGATGGGAAAAAATATGGTTTCGACTGGAGCCGTATGTCTACAAATCAGCAGGCCATCGAAGAGGTAAAGGCTGAAATTGATGAAGTCGGTAAACGCCTGGAAGAAAATACCAAGCGTTACAGAGAAATGCGCGGCTTTGATGCTCCATCATCAACTGATACACACGTAAAATCTCAAGGTGGAGAGGGATCTGCTGATACTGGCTTTGTAAACAAAACAGCTGCCACCGCTGAGCTTGAATCACGAAAACAGCAGTCTCAGTCATTGCTCGACCAGATGGATTTACAGTATGCCAGCGAGCGCGAAAAACTTGAGATCGCCAGCCAGCAACGTTTAGAAAAAATCCAAGAGTTATACGTTGATGAGCAAGGCCTAGCACGCCTCGGTTACAAAACTTTGGAGGATATGCGCAAAGCGTATTCAGAAAAAGAGCTGGCTGATTTAGAAACTCAAAAAGCAGAATTATCTGAACGAAAAACCAAAGCCGTTTCAGACGACCTTGACCGAATGTTTGATGTTGAAAAGGCCTACGCCGACAAGGCAAATCAAGACTTCGAACAGATCCAGTGGATCGGCATGGATTACGAATCAGAAGAAGTTCGTATTCAAAGTTACTATGACCGTCAGGCTGATATTGTTCGTAACTACTACGACCAAATTGGTGGAATAACCGCCTACGGTGAAGATCTTCTACTCAAAATTAAGAAAAGAGCAGAAGACGAAAAACAAATGTATCAGCTGCAAAATGCGCAGCTAATTACAAGCAACTCTGCTTCAATGTTTGGCAACTTAGCCATTCTTGCTGAGAAGTTTAAAGGCAAACAGTCAGGCATATATAAGGCCATGTTTGCTGCCAGTAGAGCGTTTGCTATTGCAGATATTGCGATATCGACTGCGCAAGGTGCTATGAGGGCTTACAGAGATAATCCTTTCCCTCTAAACTTGATAGCCTCAGGTGCTGTGATTGCTGCAGGCGCTGTACAGCTTGCCAATGTCAAGCAATCACAAGTTCAAGGGGTTTACCACGGCGGCATAGGCTTCGTCAGAAAAGAAGCTAGCTACCTTTTGGATCGTGGTGAGTCCGTTTTGGCTCCTGATGATAACCTTGCACTTCGCGAAGCTGCACAACGAATTAATAGTGATTCCGCTATGACGACAAGTGCCACTTTTCAAGCCAGTTTTAACTATTCAGCACTTACACCCGAGCAGGGCGCTGGATTGATTTTTGAAAATAGATCCGCTATTACAAGTGCTGTTATGCAAGGATTCGAAGAACTGGGAATTAAGTTGAGTGCTTAAGGAGTGGCTATGTGGTTAGTAAAAATTATGTTGGGATTGTTTTTGATTCTCTTAATTGGAATTCTAACGTGGTATTTCGCTGTCGTTGGCTTACTGATTGGCTTCGGTATGGCGTTTGTAATGAACGGAATGATTGATAGATACGAAAAGAAAAGAGAAAAAACGACCGCATAAATTGAAAACAACCCGCTTTGGCGGGTTTTTTTATACCTAAAATTCAGGACTAGTATGAATTTCCCATATGACTGCTTTGTGATTGCTGACGTAACGCTGAAAAACCGCGTTGTCAATTTTGCTAGCGAAAGCAAAGCTCTGATTAAGTCTACTCGGCGCATTCCAGGCCAGCGTTGGGAATGGATGATCAAAAGCACTAAACTCAATGAAGAAAAATACAGGGTGGCTCAAGCGTTCATTGACCAGCTCAGTGGCCGCCACGGCGTTTTTGAATTGATCATTCCTCGTTACAGCAAACCACAGGGTCTGGCGTTGGGAAATCCTACAGCTTATTCAGATGTTACAGCTGGGGTAACGACCATTCAGCTCGCTGGCTTTACTCCGTCTATTCAAAACCAATTAAAACGCGGTGATTTTTTTAAGTTCAGCAATCATCCGAAAGTCTATCGTGTTGTGAGTTCAGATGTTGGATCTAACTCGGTAGGTCGGCTAACAGTCGATTTTTTCCCCCAGTTGACGCGGGCTGTAGCAGCAGGAACCGCCGTAGTCGTGCACAACGTGCCATTTACTTTGCGCCAGGCATCCGATGTTGTTGAGTACTCCTCAACTGCTAAATCTGCCAGAAAAGTCACTCTTGAACTGGATTTGGAAGAGGCCTTATAACCCAATGCTACAAATTACAAACGAAGTCGCTGCAGCTATTGCCGGCGAGCATAGCTATTGCCATTTGATAAGGCTGGAGCTTGCCAACAACATCACGCTACGCATGACAGATTGCGGCTATCCGGTGACTTGGCTGGGAGAGGTTTTTGAATCCAACGGCCTCTTACTGGGAATGGATTCACCAACCTTTAATGCAGATCTTCGCATAGGTGAAATTAGCTTGGCGTTTACCGCAGCAGATCAGAGCATGGTTGCGCTGATGCTGGGGGTAAACCAAATCAACCGATATGCCCATATTTACCGGGCTTATTTAACGGAGCAGGGCGCCGTAATACCTAACCCCATCTTACTTCACACCTGGTTGTTAAATGCGCCTGATGTATCAGACAGCAAAGATGATTCGCAGGTAACCATCCCTATGACCAGTGAGTGGGCTGACTTTGAAGCACCACGCGGCCGTCGTTCCACTGACGCAAGCCAGCAGCGCTTTTTTCAGGGCGATAAAGGCCTTGAGTTTGCTGCGCAGGTTAAAAAGGATCTGAAGTGGGGTGGTGAGTAATGGGGTTCTTTAGCAGTATATGGAAATCAGTAACCAAACCATTTAAAAAGCTGATGAGTTGGCTGGTGCCTGCCCCAGATAGTCCGGCAGCGCAGGCTGTCACCGTTGAAAAACAAGGTAGCGACCACGCCATTCCAGTCGTTTATGGTACTAGGCGTATAGGTGGCATTAAGGTTCACAAATATGTGACCGACGCCAGTGGTGGTGCTGCAAATGAGTATCTGCACCTGATCATCGTTTTTTGTGAAGGCCCGATCGAGGCGATTTCAGAGCTGTATTTTGATGGTGTAGCGGAAACTGATGCCCGATGGAACAAAAGCAGTGGTGGTAAATGGTTTACTGTTCAACGCTGTCTTGGTACCGACAACCAGGCTGCGTTAAGCACGGGTATTCCAAATTGGACGTCGGATCACAAGCTGCTTGGCTTAGCCTATATCCATCTGCGTCTACAAATGGATCAGGACCAGAAAATATGGCGCGGCGAACCAGAAGTTACCGCACTTATTAAGGGCCGGAAAATACTGGATCCGCGCACAGGGCAAACGGTTTACAGTGAAAATCTGCCATTGCAGTTGCTGGACTATTTAAGCAACGCAAGGTATGGCAAAGGGATGCCGCCTCATCGAATTAATCAAAGCAGTTTTATTGAAGACGCCAACTGGGCCGACGAACAGCTTACCAGTGATGTAACAATTAATGGCGTAACGTCCGCTGTTACACACGCCAGGATCACCGGCAATTTAGTGGTAGACACCAGCAAATCAGTATTCAGTAACGTCAAGCTTATGCTGTCGGGCATGCGGGGTATGTTGCCCATAGGCTCTGGTCAGCTGCGCTTGATGGCAGAAAAAGAAGGTAGTCCTCAGTTCTATTTTGGCCATGATGGGAGCAATTCAGGTAACTTTGCACTGATTACAAGCCCAATAAAGAGCAAAGCTGGGCGCAAAAGCGACCGATATAACCGGGTGATCATCCGGTTTCCAAATAAACTCAGCAACTTTGAAAATGACGAAGTGTATTTTCCGGCGTCAACGGATCCAGTTTTTACCGAATGGCTGGCGGAAGACAACGGAGTGCTGCTCGAGCAGAGTTTTGAATTTGAAACCATTACGAACAAAGCCGAAGCGTATCAGATGGCTGAAATTGTGGCCAAACGCAGCCGCAACAGAATGGAAGTTAGTTTTACAGCATCACCTCCAGCGATTGTTGTTGAACCAGGTGATATAGTTGGCATTACTGACGATACCAGGGGTTGGAATGAAAAACCATTCAGGGTAGAGCTTTGCAAGCTGCGCGAAGATGGCGACGTAGAATTTGAATTCATAGAGCATCAAAACGCTATCTATCCTTGGTCTGGTGTTGCTTATTCTGAACGAGTTGGCGGCACGAATCTGGGCGACCCTACCAACATAGCCGCACCGACAGGGCTGCAAATAACACTGGATCCTACGTTTTCAACGTCTGGTTTGCTCCAGTGGAATTCGGTTAATAATGCGTTTATACGCAGATTCGATGTGGCTGTTTACTCTGGTTCACTTTTAATATTCAGAACAGAAACACTTTCAACAAATTGGTCTATTCCGCTGATGGCGCCCGGGTCTTATCAAATTCAGATCAGAGCCGTCAGCAGCATCGGATTTTTGTCGCCTTCGTCCTCAATTACATTTGAACTGACTCAGCCGGTGATGCCGACAGACATTATTTTTACTGCAGGTAATTTTGAGATAGAGGCAAGGCCAGTTCTCTTTGATGCTGGCCTTGGAACGGAGTTTGAATTTGCAATTAATTCAGTGAATGTAGTTCGGGGTCGCGGCGTTAGCTTAGTATTTACCGGGCTTAGTCACTCGACTGAATACACAGTTTATGCCCGAACCGTAAATGCAATGGGTCGATCTGCATGGTTCAGCAAAATAGCCACTACAACAGCAAATGCTACGGACATTATTGACCTAATTGGCGAGGACTTGGTTGGCCAATTAACCCCTATCGTAGTTGGCCAGGTTGAAACCCAGCTACAAAGCATGCTTGATTCAGCTGTGGAGCAGATACCAACGGTTGCCGAAATTCAGGAAGTAATAGACGGAGCATTGGCCGAAGTAGATTTAGGTCTCGCGGAAGACGGTCGTTTGCAAATTGTTGAACAAGTAAACAGTGTTTTTGACAACGCTAAAACGCTCAAACAAGTAGTCAGAGTTGAAAAAGAGACCCAATCATCTTTAAGCCAGGCAAATGGTGAAATCAACACATTAAAAAATGAGACTTTGCCAGCCGTAAACCAAGCCATAGACAAGCTGAACAACGAAACTTTGCCAGCTGTTAATCAGGCCATAGAAAAGCTGAACAACGAAACATTACCGAATGTTAAGCAAGATATATTAAGTATCCAAGGGCTGTTTCCTATTCAGTCGGTCAGCGTTGCTACAAATGCGATTACCGAAACAAAAATAAGTGACGGTGCCATATCAACGCCAAAAATAGCAACGAATGCGATTACAGCAAACAAGATCGCAGCCGGGGCAATCATCACTGAAAAAATGCAGGCCAATAGCATTAGTGGCGATCGCATTGCTGTAAACACGCTGGCTGCGAGCAAAATAATCTCTTTGAGTATTACGGGCGACAAAATTGCAGCAAACTCAATAAGTGCAGACAAAATTATCGCCAACAGCGTAACTGCAGATAAGTTAGCTTCTAATTCCGTAAGCACTGATAAGTTGGTTGCAAATAGTGTTACATCAGACAAACTTACTGCAAACTCGGTATCCGCAGACAAAATTGTCGCGAACAGCGTAACTGCAGATAAGTTAGCTGCGAATTCAGTAACAGCTGAAAAAATAGCGGCCAGCTCAGTCACTGCAGATAAATTGACTGCGAATTCTGTAACTGCTGCAAAAGTTTCAGCGAATGCCATTGAATCGGAGGCTATAAAAGCCGGTGCTGTATTGGCCGACAAGATAGCAGCTGGAGCTATTACCGCAGATAAAATTGCTGCAAACGCTATTACAAGTATCAAGGTGGACGCTGGCGCCATCACTGCAGAAAAAGTTGCAGCTGGTGCCATTACTGCAAGCAAGATATCCGCAGGCGCCATTGAGGCGGACAAGATCGCTGCAAACGCGATTACCGCAGGAAAAATAGAAGCAAACGCGCTAAACGGCAAAGTCATCACCGGTACAATTTTGCGAACCGACCTGCCAACAAGCACTAAAGCCAGGGTGGTTATTGGAGATACATTGCCAATTTGGTATGGGGTTGGCGATGTCAGCACTGCAAATGCTTCATTCTATGTAAATGGTACCGGTGTTGCTTACGCAAACAACATTGTTATTGGCGGTAATTCTGTATTCCAAGGGGATCTTTACAACTACGCTAACATAATTGGCGGTACCTTTAAGACCGCTAATTCCGGATATCGTGCGGAAATGTCTGGTTCAGGTTTTCCGTTTTGGTACGGTACCGGTGCCAAGTCAGCAGAAAATGGACTCTTCTATGTGGATGCTGCTGGAAATGTAGTTTCAAAAAACATGGAAATGCGGGATGGCATGGTCAAGCTGATTGGCGCCAACCATATGAAAATAATAAGAGCTACCCCATTTGGCTCTGCCAACCAATTTTACGAGTGGTTTGGTCCAAAAAACTCATCTACTTACCACTATGCAGATCAGCAGCCGAATCTTTCAACGCTAACTTATGCCAATGCTATTTGGTACCTGGATGTAAATGGCCGATACCCGCTGCCAGTTCAAAGTAATGCCGCTTCAGGTTCTTCAAACTATTTGCAGGTTTCACATTTCACACAAGGCAACCGGATCACCATCACTGGGAATGTAAACATAAGTTTTAGCGGCGAATTCTACAGCACGAATAGAGAGCCGAATGTTCAGGCCTTTAAAATATCGGTTACAGTCAAAATTCTGAGTTGGGGCTTCGTGCTCAAGCAAGTAACGCTGCCGATCACATTGATTTGTCAGCCCATGTCGTACGAACCGGAACTTGGCACTTTGTATAGTTACATAGGCTCTGGATCTACCACTGTAACAGCGACTGATATCTGGTCAGCTGGCTCAACAGTGCTTTACACCCTTGATTTACGCACCCAATCAGGCATGCCCAGTCTGCCTCAACTTTTCCAGTCTTGGGATACAAGCATACAAACCATCGAAGTTAAACAGTATTAGCCGGGAGATACCATGGCTTTAAATCCTATAAAATTTATAACCAGCAACAGCGCAACTGCTACGAACGGTAGTGATGTCGTTACTGTCAGTGGGAATACTGACTGCAGGTATGTTTACAGTGGAACGGCAGTTTTTCTTGGAAGCCGCCAGGTTGTTGAAGCGATATCAGGCACTGCTCCAGATGCCAACGGTAATAGTTTTATCAATCTTAGATACGCTTGGCCATTTCCAGACACAACAGACAGGCTTGTTGCAATAAACACTATAGAGGGGATGTCAGAGTCAATCCGGTATGCCCGAGAAGTAGTATCGAATACCGAAGTAATTTCTGCTGAGGCTGATCGGGCGGCAGCTAACGCAGACAAATCCGGGGAATTAGCTAAAAAAGCTGGGTTGTATGCAGATTTAGCGAGGACATTGGCGGATCTTTACACAAATGTTGAATCCGGTTTAGCTGCTGTTGCTGAAGGTGAATTTTTTCAAGTGCCATCTAGCGTGGCAAACGAGTTTACAATTCTCTACCAGAAAATAGGCGGAATTGCCGAAGAAAGAAATCGTTATCCAGGCGTGAAGAAGGTTGATGAGCTTGAAGCCTTGTTATCAGGTGGTTTTGAATCTAAAGCATATTACAAAGGGACTAGTGATGAAATTCCCATAATTACTGATAGAAATCTGGCGAATCTGCTCTCTATCAGCAGATCAACAGGAAAGATTAAAGCTCACGGGTTGTTAAGTGAGGACGAATTTTCCACATTAAATTTGCAGGCGCAAAACAGTTATTTGAATAGCAAAAATCAGGCTGGATATATTGGCAACGGTCCTATTGTGCCATTTATAACTGATTCGTCTCTGAAAATTCTATTAGGTGTTGATATATCCACCGGAAAGTTGGTTGGTCAGTTTGATATTTTTCCTGATATCCCTCTTGAGATGACAAAAGAAAATTTAGATATCCCGCTGTTACAGCCGATCCCTTATTCATCTTTTCGTCATTTACTGTTTTATGGTCAATCGCTCTCCGTTGGCGCCAATGCTGGTTCTGTAATATCAGTCAGTCAGCCTTATAGTAATTTGACGTTCCGAGGTGGTCCTCGCGCATGGACCGGCACAGCCTGGGACTTCGGAGCATTGATACCGCTGGTAGAAGATGATGTATCTCCCGCGCCTGATGGTGGAACAAACAGAAAAGAAACTGTTTGTTCCGGAGCTGCAAATTATGCATCTATGTTAATGGCAGTTGACGGCTTAGCCCCTTCGGAAAATGTGATTTTAGCGTCAACGGCCGGAAAAGGTGGAAGTCGGATTTCTCAGTTGAGCAAAGGCACGGCATGGTATTTAAACTTGTTACAGCATGTTGTTGGTGGGAATAACCTTAACCCGAATTATAGTATCAATGCACTGTGTTATATCCAGGGAGAATCAGATGCTGATAGTCTGACGTCGTATTCAGATTATAGAACTGCTCTTTATCAGTTGCAGGCTGACGCAGAGATAGATTTTCAATCGATAACGGGCACTACAGAACCGCTTTACTTGCTCACTTATCAGTGCAGTTACAAAGCAAAAACTCACGCCGACATTGCACTGGCTCAGCTCGATTCAGCCAAGAAAAATGATAAGATTCATATGGTAACCCCAACTTACCATCTGCCTTATAGTTCTGATAACACCCATCTCATTGCTGTGGGTTATAAAATATTGGGGGCATATTTTGGCAGAGCTTATAAACAACTACTAAGCGGTATCTGCCCAAAGTATTTAGCTCCAATATCTGCAACAATTATTGGAAATCTGGTAAGAGTTCGATTCGCCCCACCAAAGCTGCCACTAGTTTTAGATACAACTAATCTCGCTCCAACTACAAATTTTGGTTTCAAGGTCACCGCAGGCTCCAGTACTGCCACTATTTCTTCAGTCGGGGTTGATGGTCCTGATGTTTTGATTCATTTAACGACTGTTCCTGTTGGTCAAATAGTTGTTCGCTATGCATTAGATTCATTGGGTACTGGCCTTGGTATTAGCGGAGGTGCGTCTGGTAATTTGAGAGATAGCACTCAGGACCAGGTCATTATTGGTTCACAGACTATTAACTTGTGGCATGTCAGCCCAGCATTTCAATTAACTGCTGTAAAACTGGAGATTTAGCTATGAAAAACTTATTCACGATGTTGCCTTTTGTTGTTCAAAATCCAGCTCTAACAAAAGTTCCCGCGACCGACGTTGAGCAATTACTACCAAATTATGAATTTGGAGCTTACGATTTATGGATCTTTTCTGAATCTGCATCGAGTTTAATTGGGGCTATGAATTCAAAGCTGATGTTACCTCAATCATCTCAGCCAGAATATTTTAGTGACCACCTGACAATACTCTCTAACAACGGCTACTCACTTCAAAGTGATTTATTGGATAGTGGAGGTTCAAAGACAATTTGTGGTGTGTTTAAGTTAAGCACCCTCTCTGTTGCCCCGACAATTACTATAGGAACCATAGGCTCAACTAATGGCTTTGGTTTGTTTATTCAGGATGGCGGTGTTGTAAAAGTTAACGCAAGGGGGGCTTTGTCTGCGGCTACTGTGGTAGGTAATGTTGTAGCGAATGATTGGATATTTATGGCTGTATCTCTTTGCAATGAACCGCCAAATAAGCAAATCATCTGTAAGATAGGTGACTCTAATCCTGTTATCGTTCCGTACTCTAATACGTACTTGCAATCCAATGAACCTGTAGCAATTGGTGCATCAAGACTTGTTGGTGCAGCAACTGGAGTAAGTATTGGTGTGTCCGAAGTTCTCGCCTTTGAAACGCACTTAACAGCTGGTGAGCTCAATGATGTTTATGTACGAATGGCGATTAGAGCTCAAACTAAAGGGATCCAGATTTAAGTGATGATCAGCTTTATTGAGCAGCAATAAGGCTGATGTTTTGAAATACATTTTCTATCTCCCCAGCTTGTCAAATATCCATCTTGCCTTAATAATAACTGTAAACAAATACAGTGGTGTTTTTTTATGGCTTGGTTTATATCAGTTCAGATCAGGACTCTGGGGTTATTTAAGGATGGCCAGCTTGTTCAAAAGGTTACGTTTCAGCGTAGTCGACCCCACGGGCGAATGTCGTTTTTAGCCTGGGATGCAACAAACCACGACCGAACAAAGTCTCTACCGTTTGCATACTATGAGCGAGATAAATTAAAAAAGATCGAAGCTGCAGGTATGACATACGAATGGAGCCCGGTACAAAACCAGTATGAGTACTGTAACGAGCAGGATCAGTAATCACGAGTTGGGACAAAATTGGGGCGGAACTGAGTCCGGTCTAGTCCTTTTCTGTCCAACTGTACACCTGCAGAACCCAGCCAGCACAGGACTGCCAGCACTCCAAGAGAGGGTTAGAATCTTTGGTTAGAACTGCATATTGCGGTGTAATTAGGGCAATTTAAATATCAGCGGATATTGATTAAGTTTCTTTTGGCCACCAACAACCTACACCCGATGGAGACGCGAAATCCTGAAGCAAACGAACTGCATCATTTCCTAGTATGTTTTTAACAAACAGCTCTCCATCTGATTGATTTGCAAAATATCGTCTAAAGCCGAACGCAAGAGCGTCGGCAACCTGAACAAGAGGATCTTCAGATTTTTCTGCAAAATAAACGGTATTCCTAACTCTCTCAACTCTCAAGTCACCGCTTTGGTTGATGAAGCCCATCTGCTCGTCACTTAATGTTCTACGAAGTTGTTCTTGAGGAAGATACATAGGATTTTTTTGCACTTGCGAAATTGTTGTTTTTAAGTGCGTTCTAAGCTCTGGAATATCCTCACAAATGATAGTGGCAACTTCTTCTGGCCTACCGTGGGTTCGAATGTTTCTGTCCGCAACACAAACACATAGTGCGAATGCGAAAATATGTTGAGCCTGTGCCTGGCTTATGGAAGGCCCTACATGAACTTCGGGAGCATCTCGCCATACCAAAGACAATGTAATAGGAATTTTTACTTTTCTAGGAATACTCATCATGGAATTGAGAAGATTCAGCCTGTCAGTAGCAGACCATCCATTTTGATATTTCGCACCGTTGAAGACATCAGTTGCATGAAATACAAAATTTTCTTTGTGATGTTTTGGTACGCCTCGCAGTACTTCGCCGACAAGCTTTTCTGCAGGTAATAAATTTTTGTCTGCGTCTACAATCAATGCCACTACTACTGTTACTGGTTCTTTTGCTGATGTCCCAGCTTCATCAATGAACAAATACCTCATCACTCGTCCTTAAATATAAATTCAAACTATGTACGTCCTTTACAGCTATTCACTTAATCACAGCGTAGCTAATTAAACAAGTAGTAGCAAAGTCACTGTAATGAAAGCCAATATGCGATTTGTGATCGACGTAAGTTCAATTTTATTTTTAGGCTTGAATCTCCTGATGGTGCAGCGAAACTTTTTAATACTACAGTTGATACTACAGTTTGATAAATGTCGCTCAGGAGCCTTTAAAATAGGCTATAGTAGATTCCTGTTGGGGCGGCCATCTTCACGTTCAGCAACGCTCGTTAAAGTTCATCATAGCCTTCAAAACAAACACACATCTGTTCCGTCCCTCGAATAGCCATTTGTAATGTTGTGAATATAGTGTGACCTAGCCAAAAATTACACCACTCTTCTTTATACAAATAACCATCAATGGTACTATCCTCGCGCGGGATTAATTTTTGTGTACCAAGCTGTGTACCAAATGGCTCTTAGTGGGGGTCATCTACTGGCACGCAAGGCGCGCAAAACCTGCATAATACCATTCAACAACGTGGCCCTTGGTATAGGCCACCACTGTGAGGACTTATCATGCCAGTTATTACTTTACCTGACGGTAGTCAGCGTTCATTTGACGCCCCATTATCTGTATTAGACGTTGCCAAAGACATAGGCCCTGGTTTAGCGAAAGCAACCATAGCCGGCAAAATCAATGGCCAATTGGTTGACGCGTGTGAGCTTATCACTGAAGACGCTTCATTAAGCATTGTGACCGCCAAAGATCAGGAAGGCCTGGAAATTATCCGCCACTCCTGCGCTCACTTATTAGGTCATGCTATTAAGCAGTTGTGGCCTAACACCAAAATGGCGATTGGTCCTGTCATCGACAACGGCTTTTATTACGACGTTGATTTAGACCGCCCAATCAGCAGCGATGATTTAGCGCAACTTGAAGAGCGCATGCTGCAACTGGCCAAAACCGAATATGATGTAGTGAAGAAAAAAGTAAGCTGGCAACAGGCTTATGACACCTTCGCTGCACGTGGCGAAAGCTACAAAATGGAAATCCTTGACCAGAACGTCGCCAAAGACGATCAGCCGGGTTTATACCATCACGAAGAATACATCGACATGTGTCGTGGCCCTCACGTGCCAAATATGCGGTTCTGTCAGCACTTCAAAATTATGAAAGTAGCCGGTGCTTACTGGCGTGGCGATGCCAAAAACAAAATGCTGCAACGTATTTACGGCACCGCATGGGCAGATAAAAAACAACTCGCTGCTTATTTATTGCAATTGGAAGAAGCAGAAAAACGCGATCACCGTAAAATCGGTAAAGCCTTGGGCCTGTTCCATTGGCAAGAAGAAGCACCTGGGATGGTGTTCTGGCACAACGACGGTTGGACTATTTTCCGT